TCAACAACTTATACAAGATGAAAAAATTAACGCACTACCTGTACAATTTATACGTGGTAAAACTATTGACGATGTACTTGTGGTGGAGGAAGCCCAAAATCTCACTAAAGCTGAGATGCTTGCTATTCTTACAAGGCTTGGGAAAAATGGTAGGATTATAGTAAATGGTGATAACGAACAAAAAGATATAAGAGATGATTATAACGGTCTTAGTTACATTATTGAACTTTCTAAAAAAATCCCAGAAATAAAATGGGTCAAACTTAAACATAATCACAGGAGTGATCTTGTGGGTAAAATTTTAGATCATGAGTACAACGGAAAATAACATACCAACATTAGCTGAACTACTTGATAAGTTTAATAATGGTGAAATACCTGATGAGTTTACGGCTTATCAATACCATCTTACAGAAGAAGATAAGGTGAAGAATAAAATATCGTGGATTCATAGTACAGAATTAAAAGGGCAAGCTCTACTTAGAGGTATGTCTAAAACAAGTGCAAGAAGAGATTTATTAAGAAACACAAGTTATTAAAATGGTAAGATTGTTTGATATAAGTAATGGTAAGGTGATTCCTAGTGAACACTGTTACACTTTAAAATTTTTAAAGGATATTTTAGAAGAATATCCTGATGACCATATACAGATATTGAGCTATTTATTTTATATGACTTGTCCCAACCCAGATATGAATCCATTCTTTGATGTGCCTGAAGAAGATAAAGAACATCTTATACTAAAAGAAACAGATGCTGACTTTAGTTTAGATGATGCTAAAATAAGTCATGCTCTTGTAATGTGTAAGAAGCTATATGAAACTCCTACATACAGAGCGTATGAGGGCATCAAGATATTCTTGGATAACATGGCTAAAAGTATGAAGACAGAAACTCTTACATTTGGTAGAGATGGCTCAGCGCCAGCACTACTTAGAATGGCTGAGAAGTATGATGGTGTGCGTCAATCATTTAAAGGTGTATATAGAGATCTTATGGAAGAACAACAATCATCTGTAAGAGGTGGACAGAATTTAGCTTACGATCAATAAACTATAATATTATGACAAACAAAGACAGAATGGATCTTTTAAAAAGTTTTGGAAAAGATTCGACACCACCACCTGAGCAATTTAAAGATGTAGATCTTTCTGCAATGATGAATGTTCATCAAGAATTAGAATCTTTAAAAAAAAATAAAGATGGGGATGCATTAGAACGTTTAATACAACTTAAAGCTTCTTTTGAAAAAATGATAAAAGCAGCACCAATGCTTAAAACAATGCTTGGTCCTAATTTACAAATGATAGATAAAGGTATTGCTGAACTAACTAATAATAAATAAAATGAAAAATATTAATGAACCAGTTAATGATGAAATGCTATATGGGTATGTATTTCATTTTAATCCCTATACAAAAATATGGGCTGCAATACCAAGAGATATTTACAACGACTATTGGAATGATGCTAACCTAGAAGGTGTTATTAGAAGTAGTAAGATTGAAACACTTATTAGTATTTTATATAAGACTGATGGTGATGCTGAAAAAATTAAAAAACTAGTTAGCTAAATGATGGATCCTTATATAGAAGTACCTACATATAAAAATGGCCTATGGGACATTACTACTTTCTATACAAGGGAAGAGTGGATTAATTTTCTTTTGCCATTGTTTAAAGAACCTGGTGAATATAAGTTTGATGATGCTAGTTTAATGTTTAATGCTGAAGGACGCAAGTTTCAAAAACAGGGATACTACTGTGATGCTCCATTAAAATCTAAAGACTTTATTGCTTATTGGAATGATCAAAAAAATAAATGTAGAACAGGTATTATTATACATGGTGATACAGACACTTGGTATTTATCCAGAGACTATTACATGTGGCTTAACTTTCTTCCTATCTATGATAAGGAAGAAAAAAGATTTGACTTTGCTAAAGTGAGAGATGCCCAGTATCACATGGCACTCTATGAAATACTAGGAGAGCTGCATTACAAGCATGCTATTATTCTAAAGAAACGTCAGATAGCATCTTCCTATTTTCACATGGCTAAGCTTCTTAATCAGTATTGGTTTGAAGAGGGTGCTGTATTAAAGATAGGTGCTAGTCTAAAAGATTACATCAATGAGAAGGGATCATGGAAGTTTCTAGATGAATATAGAAACTTTCTTAATGAGCACACTGCTTGGTATAGACCAGCTGAACCTGAGAAGGTTGGTGCATGGAGACAACAAATTAAAGTGAGGGTTAACAATCGTGACACTTACAAAGGATTGAAGTCTTCTATAAATTCCTACTCATTTGAGAAAGATCCTACTAATGGTGTGGGTGGACCTGTGACATACTTCTTTCATGAGGAAGCAGGTATCGCGCCCAAGATGGATGACACATATGGTTTCATGAAGCCAGCTCTTAAGTCAGGTCACATTATCACAGGGCAGTTTATAGCTGCAGGATCTGTGGGTGATCTTGATCAATGTGAACCTCTTAAAGATTATATTCTACATCCAGAAGAAAATGGTTTTTATGCAGTGGAGTCTAATCTTCTTGATAAGGATGGTACAATTGCTAAAACTGGATTGTTTATTCCTGAGCAGTGGTCTATGCCACCATACATTGATAAGTATGGCAACTCTAAAGTGGAAGAAGCATTAGAAGCTTTAGAGATAGAGTTTGCTAAAATGAAAAAAGAAATGGAGCCAGCTGCATACCAGCTAACTGTTTCACAGCAACCTCGTAATATAGAAGAAGCATTTGCTACTAGAAAACTTTCTATATTCCCTCCTCATTTGGTTGCTAAGCAATTACAAAGAATTGGAGATAAAGAATATCCTTGTGAATATCTAGAACTTAGTAGAGATGCTGAAGGTAAGATAGTAGATAAACCTTCTAGAAAAATTCCAATTATGGATTTTCCTATTTCTAAAAAGACTGAAGATAAACAAGGAGTGATATGTGTGTACGAAAGACCAGTGAAAGATACTTCTTTTGGTACTTATTATGGAAGTGTCGATCCAGTGGGTGAAGGTAAAACCACTACATCAGATTCTCTATGTGCAATATATATTTATAAGAATCCTGTACAAGTGATACGAGATGAGGGTGGAGGTAAAGTTACTAATACCATAGAAAGAGATAAGATAGTGGCATCGTGGTGTGGTAGGTTTGATGATCTTAATAAAACCCATGAACGTCTTGAACTACTTATAGAATGGTATAATGCTTGGACTGTAGTGGAGAATAACGTAGCTCTATTCATACAATACATGATATCTAAGAAGAAACAAAAGTATCTTGTTCCTAAAGACATGATATTGTTCTTAAAAGATATAGGTGCTAATAGAAACGTATTTCAAGCTTATGGATGGAAAAACGTAGGTACACTATTTAAAGGTAACATTCTAAGCTATGGTATAGAGTTTCTTAAAGAAGAGCTTGATTATGAAACTTTACCAGATGGCACTATAGTTAAGACTATCTATGGAGTGGAGAGAATACCAGATCCAATGTTGCTTAAAGAAATGCAAGCATACCAAGATGGACTCAACGTGGATAGACTTGTAGCATTCTGTTCTCTTATAGCTTTTGCTAAGGTGCAACAATCTAATAGAGGTATGGCTAAACGTACAGAAACCGTTAATGAAAATTTGGTAAAACCCCAAAAAATCAGTAAATTAAATTGGGGCCCCTTTAGACACATAGGACAATCAAAACTTAAACCCTCAGTATATGAACAACCTAGAAGTCCCTTTAAAAACATCAGGTAGTGTAACAATAAGTATTTCAGATTGGAATGCTGGAACATTTGTATTTACTAACAACAGTGGTTCCACTGATACCACTTATGTAATAACTGAAAATATAACATTAACTAATTAATAATCATGCAATTATATAACGCCTTAGACTTAAAAGCTGGAAAGAAGGTAGAATACCATAAGATGGGTGTTCTCACTCAGCCTATTCAGTTTTTATCAGATAAAGATAAAGATGATCAATGGAGAGCTTGGAATCTTGACTGGTTAGAGTTTCAGGGAATGAAACAACTTAGACGTAATGCTAGACGTTTGCTTAAAAATTATAAACTTGCTAAAGGTATTATTGATCGTGCAGATTATATAGTGGAAGAAAATAATGAGATGGCTGATCTTATAGATGTTCTTACCAAAGAAGATGTGTCAGCATTAGAACTCAAGTTCTATCCTATTATTCCTAATGTTGTTAATGTACTTACGAATGAGTTTGCTAAGCGTACTTCTAGAATTATGTTTAGAGCAGTGGATGACACATCTTACAATGAGATGTTAGATGCTAAGCATGAAATGCTAGAAAATGCTTTATTAGAAAAAGCTAAAAGTAAGATG